CCTACGTGGACTACGAATTTTTAAACCCCTCCCGCTTGATTGCGAGACGGACCTTACCTGAATCCCGTCTTTTTTAGAAGACACCTGAGGAACTGAACGGTCAGACATATTGACATTCTTAGTCTTCTTCATTAAGTCCTCAACAGCCTCCGCTCTGCCTTGCTCTAAAAAGAACTGAGCAAATTTTTCGGGATTCATAGCTACAGCTAAAGAACGATGATAGCCCTGAGCGTCATTCATCAGCCCGTTCTCGTCAGTGAATTTCTTAATCCACGGTAACGGAGAATCTTGCTGCTTCCTTAACTCAGTTTTATCGGAAGGAGAAAACACATAGGATTTGTTATCTAGTTGGAACTCAAAACCTTTGAATCCCTCTGTAAATACATCATCGGTTTTCTTAACAAACCAATCTCGCCTACGTGATACCTCTTCCGCTTCATCTTTAGCTTTCGCCACATACTGCTTATACTCGTTATAATCTTGAGAAGACTCTAGAGATGGGTTACCCGCTGACTCAGCAGGCACTCGATATTTCTCCTTAGCTTCCTCAAAATGATTCTTAGCTTTCGCAATAATTTTTTTCTGCGCTAAGCGCGTCTTTTTAATAAAGTCCTCATCATCGAGGTCTTCGTCATATATATAGTCTTGAAGCATAACCTCAAGGTCGTCATCGTCCATACCCTCCTCCATCTCGGTCTCACGCAAGTAAGCAGCAATGAGGTCTTCAGGCTCCATACTAGAGTAATCCTGATTCAACTTCATGAAGTCATTAATACCACGGCCTGTCTCTTTCTTATATTTAAAAAAGGCAGACATCTCCTCATCCATATCGCCATTGGACTCACGAGCTTCCTTTAAATCTTCAAGAGAATTAATCTTTATACCTAAACGAGAATTAATCTCGCTAAGTAACTGCTCTTCACCAATCTCAGTAGTCGCTTGAACTTCATTCTGAACTTCTTCTTGAGCAACTTGAGGGACATTCCTTAAATCTATCCTCTGAATATTACTCTCTTCAACTACCTCAGGCTCACTAAATTTTGCTTCATGAGCTTCAAGAAGCTTGGCCTCTTGCTCTTGAATTGATTGAGCCTCAATGGACTCTACCGCTTTTACTTGAATTCCTTGCATTTGATTTGATTTGTGCGAAAGTAATTAATTTATTCTACTTATCGTGGGTCGAATTCCGCTAAGTCAAAGCCATCTAGGCTGTCCTCATTGGATTCGAATGAAACCGCAGGTAAATTATTCTTTCTCTGATTTATAAGTTGAGACTGCTGAGTATTCTGCTGACTAATTCTTTTGGATTTAGCTGTTTCCCTTTGGTCTTCACGGCTTTGCACTTTAGACTCTAAAATATCTTTAAGCTGCATCTGATAGCTAAACTCTTCAGCCATCAATTGACTCTTAAGTCTAGCCTCTGCCTCTTGCTTCTCAATTTCAAATGCAATCTCAGCCTGCTTAAGCTGCATCTTGCCCTGAAGTTCCATCTGCATCTTTTGCATAGCACCTTGCTGCGCTGCTTGCTGTGCCTGAAGGTTCTGCTGAGCTTGAACGGCTTGCTGCTGCATAGCCATACGCTCTTCCCGCTCCTGCTTAGCAACTCTCTTTACTTTAAGGAACTGATTGGCAAGCTTAAGATTTTTAATCTCTCGAATATCAATAGCATCCTCAAGATTAATGTCTCCCTTAGAAAGAGCCATCTGAATATTCTGCTCAAGCTGTGCTTTTTGCTCCTCATCAGGAGTCACATCAATAAATATTCCAAAGTCATATATATACAAATCATTCATGTCCTCCAAGACAGAAACATTGTACTTACCAATCTGATTTATAAATTGGTCTTTAAAGTCTGCATACTCAAGGATATCTCCTATTCTATAAGTTAGGCTTTCAGCTAGAGTACGAAACATATACAGGCTGCCATCAAGGATATGACGGGTTGCCGTATTAGAATTAAGCGCCGCAAGCTTTTGAACACCTACAAGTGAGTTGGGGTCAGGCGTAGAACCATCCCTAGCTTCATTAAGACCCGTGACATCACGAATCATCTGAAGATAGTGGTTCATATTCTGAATCAACATCTGAGTTTTTCCTGAGGCACTACTTGACGTAAGCTGCTGAATAGGAACACGTCCCTGATTATATTCTCCCTCCTGAGTATAGCTTCTTCCAATTACACTACCTGTTTGGAAGAACAAACGCAGAGCATCCGATGGGGTATACGCATTTCCCGTTCCCAAGTCCACCTCATTAAGGCCATCAGCATCGATATACACACCGTCAGGTACCGTTCTAGCAATAACCTGCTGCAGTTTAAGGTGGGTAATCTGAATTAAATCAGCGAACGGAATCATCCGCCGAGTTAAAGATTCAATCACGCCTTTATACATACGGGGAGCAACGGCGACATAATTAGGAAGGGCATGCTGAGATGCAGACTTAGGGCGAACCATATTCTCTGCCATCTCCCACTTAAGCAGGATATTGGTTCCCATAATCATCACCCCATCATACCACACGTCAATAGTCTTCTCAAGTTTTGTAAAACGACCCTCTTCCATCATCTCCTCAGGAGGATTAAATTGGTCGTCTTTTTCAATTACCCTTGAGTTATTGTTATCTAGGTCCTTCCTCTTATAGACAATCTTCTTAGTTGTCTTATAGTTAAAGTACATAACAGTAGTCGTATCTCTATAGAAGATATCGTTGTCATAGTACTGAGCTACGTTATAATAGTCATACCAACTCTGTCCGGACTTAGAGATAACCTCTAAATCTTCACTAGTTAAACTAGGGTCAATCTTTAAAAGCTCAATAATGGGAATGGTCTTAATCTCTCCCCAATAAAAACAATCTTTAAAGTGAGGGTCTTCGGTATAGCTGTATACCACGTTGGCCGGGTCTACATACTTAACCTCTACACCGCTTCCCTTTAGGAATTCAGTCTTAGCAACTGATATACCTATAACGGTTAGGTCATAATCAAGACGCTTACGAAGGTCATGGTAATGATTCTCTTCAAGAATAGTATTGATAGCCTCCTCCTCTGCAATCTCAATAGCGGGCTTGTACTTAAGCTGCATGTAAAGCTGAAGCTCTTCATCAGATTTAGGAAGCTCATCAGAAGGAACTATAAATGGGTCTATTCCGCTTTTCTTTTGTATTGTCTCTAATAAAGGCTTAGCCACCATCTGAGCTTCAATGGTGTCTTGAAATTTGCTACGACGGGATTGAGACAAAGCATCTTGAGCATACGCCTTAACTTTAAAAAGACGTTCTGACATCCCATTAACAACAATGTCAACGAACTTAGGGAGAATAGGAACAGGAGTCCAATCAAGATTTAGATAAGACAGGTCACCATCAACAGCTAATTCGTTTTTATATTTTGCAACAGATTGCTCTCCACGAGCATACAACCGCAGACGGTGAAAGTCTCGCCATTGACTATAGAACCTGCATTGATTTCCATCTTTTTTAAACCATTCGTATTGAATAGCCTGACCTATCTGCAGGCCAAATTCATCGGTGGCTTTTTCCGCGTCCGACACAAACTGACTTGGAAAGCCTGTAGATGAAATATTTATAGTGACTTCCTTCATCGAATTATCTCGCTTGTATTTCCGCTGTTAGTGTACCGAGCGAAGTTAACGCTAATTTTTCTTTGTTTCTGTTCAGGCAAATACACATGCTTTTGATTCGCCATGATAGCTAATCCCGAACTAATAGTCGCATCATGAGCGGTCCGATTGCTTATATCAAACTTAGCCCAATCCTCAAGAGTTCGAACGAAGGGCATCATCCCCATCTCATCCTTATCCCGAAAGGTTCCTTCTAAATCAAGACCTACATGTTTTTCAATGTAAGACTCTACAGCAGATGCATGAGACTGCTTTACATCTTCACTTGAATTTGGAATACCACCTAGCTCCCTCTCTGTTTTCGAGAGTTTAATGAATGGCTTGTCAGGTCGGTTCATACAGAACCCACGATACCCTCTGTTTTTAAAGTGATACAGAAGCCTAGGCTTGTTATTCTCAATTAAAATGGGCATACCATAGAATACACACGCCATTAAGACATCCTCAAAGAAAATCTCAGCGGTCTGAGGACGAGCGATATACTCTAGGAAGAACTCATTACTTGGAGCATCCTCCATACTAAATTTAGTAAGGCCATGAAGGGCACCGTTAGAACCTCCGCCGCCCACTACTCCCGATATGTCATAGGAGTCACATCCGAAAGCTCCGATGTGTTCATTAGCAGGATACCTAACCCCATTCTTTTCAGTGATACCGTTCTGAAGACCTTTAGCGGGAGTCCATGTAATATAAAACCTCCCTCTATTGTCAGGATAAAACACAACTTGCGTATCAATCTTTCCATCCTTCCACCCAAATCTTCCACGAGTCACATACTGCTCACGTATCAACGACTCAGAGTAATCAAGCTGCTGATAAATCTTAGTTAGATTAAATAACGAAGAGTTACTCTCGTCTCTAAAAGCATGAGACTCAGTTCTAGGGAACTGCCGATAGAATTCATTAAGCGCATCCGCATCTCCCTTTAAAGAATCAACCTCAGCCTGCCAATAATCTATAGCCCCATTTTTAATTTTACGATTGTCAATACCTAACACGGGATTAGCAGGAGCATTAAAAACAGGATGACCATACCTATCTATAAATCCTTCCATGTTATACTCCATCGGAATAAAGAGAGAGTATAAACCGCTTTTAGTCTGTCCGTTAGCATTCCTGCTTTGGATATCAGAGTCTTCGTAAAGCTTTTTAAAATTACTGCCGCCCTTACTAAGTGCGTTTGAGGTAGACCCCATTAGGCACTTACCAATAATTCGGCTGCCCAATCGGAGACACGTCTTAGTCACTCGCCAATTATTAAGGATGTTATTCGGCTTAATCCATTTACCGCTCTCGTCGTGAACTAAAAGCAAAAGCTTTTCTCCGTCATAAGAGTTGTCATCCGTGTTCTTCCAATCGATAGTAGTGTCAAGACCGTCTAAGTCCTGTGCCGCTACCTCGTGCATATTCTTCTTGGTAATCTTAGATGCAGGAATTCTAAATGCCAACTCTGTCTTTGGCTTATCCATACCGTCCTGAATAGGCTTAAAGAAAAACGGAAGCCGATTGGCAAGAGGAACTACCTTATCGGTAAACATCTTCTTGGCATCAGAACCTGTCTTAGACAAAATTCCTACCCTTGAGTCTTTAGCTAAGGTGCCTGTGTTTACACACTCTGAGGAACCCATAAAAGAAAATCCTGAACGTCTAATCTTTAGGTAGCTCATACCAAAACACCTGTCGTCAGCCTTGCATGCCTCCCAAAAAATATAGAATATTCGATTGGCCTCTCTGAAGTCAGGGTATCCAATATCAATGGAGGCCCACTGAAGATACATATAGTGTGCTCCCGTTATATAAGTGGGAACACCGTTGTTCATAAACCAATACCCCTGCTCCCTAAAATCAAACTGCTCCTCGATATAGTCAATCCAACTATTCTTAAACGGAGACGGCATATCATTCCATTGAAAAATAGATTGAATACGTTGAAGAGGGTTAGGGAGTTCTTTCCTTTCCCAATAGTTATTATCCTTCAGTATCTCTTTAGGAGTAGGAGGAAGAGCAACGTTAAGTCCTGAAATATTAATAACCTCCCCGACCTGTCCGGACCTAGAAATTATAATTACGTCATACTTCTCGTTGTATCCATAATGCCACGTCTTAGCCCTGTTCTTATTGGCTAAAACGGAACGAGGGATAAACCCCTCCATTACTGAATACAAATTATTTTTTAGCTCTTTGTTCTGCAAACCCTTGCTTACTATCGGTTCTACTTGAATCACTATGTAGCAAGTTAAGCGCTTCTTGTTCTGACTCTACCCTACTTAGAATATCAAACGCATCAAATATGCAAAGCTTCTTAGTCGCTGCCGCATTTTTTAATCGGTCAGCCGCTAATTCATCCTCCGGGTCAGGCTTAATAATATCCTCTTTAGCCACCTTTATAAGCTGCTCTACAGCCTGATGAGCTGCAGCAATAATTTGAACCTTAAGCTCTGTAGGAGTACTCATTATAGGGTAAGTGTTATCTGATGGTCATACATACGGTAAAGCTTTTCCCCGTCTACCATAAACTCATACTCCGAGTCGGGTTGAAAAGAAACACGGGTACCCGATACCACACCTCTATCCATTAGATAATCATTGGGATACTTCATAATACCCATCAATGGCTCTTCCGATGTAGGGCGCATAATCATAGCATCCTCAGGAGGCACGGGCTTTACAAAACAATAACGAGAGTAAGGCTTCCAAACTCCGTCTTGCTTATACATAAAGAACTGTTCAGGGTCCACTAAAAAAAGCTCATCCTTAAAAAAACTTTTCCCACTCTGCTTCTTTCCCTTAATGTCGTTGTAAAACTTAAAGACATTATGATGAACAAGAAGGGTATCCCCCTTTGTTATAGGTCCTTCATATCCCACGGGTACTTCCTGAACTATAGCAAGCCTATTGGACGCAAGATGGTTCTCCTCAGAGGTGCTAGTAATTAGCTCCTTATCTCCAATCTTCTTCGTGTTATCATACCTCCTATCCCCGACAGGTTTAGCTATAAAAGAAAAAGGTGAACGCATTAAATATTAAGATTGTATTCTATAGAGACGGGCATAGTTTGACGAAACTCTTTCCATAGAAAGACCTCCGCTCCTTTCTCAATCCAAATTAGAATTGAAGATGTAACATCCTCCTGCCTAATATGATGAATGGTATACGCACCACTCAACACCTCTTGTCCTACGATATAGTGCATAGCACCACCCTTGTAGTCCGACCCAATTGATATTTTACGGATATCGCGGGCCATCTATCTCACCGCAACAACGGTTGCATTAACATTACCAACTATCACACTAAAGGAGGTGCCTGAACTTAAGAACACTTCAAAGTAATCAGCTGTTGTGGCAGTCTGAATAGTCTGAATAGTAGTGGACTTATAGTCGGTAGCTGAAATAGTCTGCTCGGTATCAGCCAAAGCAACTCCATTCTTATAAAGAATAAAATTGATAGAAGGAGAACCCGCGACAGGCTCCGTAGAGACTACAACGGTAATAAGAAAGAGGTTAGTAGTAGGAGGAGTTCCCGAATCAGAATAGGTTAACCGATTAGTAGCCGCCGCCCACTTAGAGGCTGACCCCTGAGTGTAAGCATTAGCAAGAATTACAGGACTACCTGCGAGTACAGTAGTAGTACGAGTAGTAGAATACCCATTGAGATGTCCTGAACTCAGGGCAAAGATGCTTCCAATAGTATAGTTCTTGGTAGCATCTAGATTCTCAGCATCAGTTCCGATTACAAAATCAGCAAGACTGATAGCAGCATCAACAGGGTATTTACTAATCTTAGCCATCTTATTCTTTTGGTGTTATTGCTCCGGTTTCAATATTCAAAGTAATATCTACCCCATACTTTTCAGTGATAGATTTTTCTACTTCCGCGAATTTATTCTTTAGAGCACTCATGTTTAAAAGCATCTCTGCCTTTGCCAACACGTTGTCTGCAAGCTGAAGCTTAGCTTGGTTAACTTCTTGAAGCGAGTCCCGCAAATTCTTAAGTTCGTCGGGAGTAAGCGCGGTGGGCTGATTTTTCTTAGCCATAGTAAATTAAATTAGATTGGTTCAAATATACATATTACTCTTCAGAATCTTCTCTTATCAATCCTTCAATAAAGAGTATGTCCTGTGGAGTTAAGTTTCCGTCACTATCATGGCTTAGCTCCATAGCCGCTGTAACAGTATAAGTAAATTCTACTCCCATCAAAAAATTGATTAGCATTTCAGGGGGCAAAAGGTTGACTACTACGTCAATTTGTTTTTTGTTATATGCCATGACTAGCCAAATGTATAAACGGTATTAGTACTAGCTAAATAAATTACACCATAATCCGTTTCTTCTCCTGCAAAAGCACCTGTATCACTTCCTTGTATTCGAGTATATTGTGACTGTGCATTAGCA